GTCGTTTGCGGGCAGCCCTTCGCTACCTTCTCCAGCGCTGCCCGCTCCGTCGGGTCCGCGGTCAGTGACCACCGCAGCTTGACCGCCGTCCAGTCCGCCACGTACTGGCACGCCACGGCGGCTACGGGCGGCATCCACTCGGCAGGATCCTGATCACCCTTCGATCGATTCGACCCTGCGGTGACCGCAAGCAGCGACCGCGGCACACTGATGTCGTTCGCGTACGCCTCACGGCGCTCAGGGCTCCAGCGGGAAGCATCGGAGTCCCAAGCCTCAGCGAGCGCCACGACGTGGTCGATGTCGAGCTCACCAGGATCCGTGACAGTCTCGCCGTCGTAATACGACAGCCAAGAACCGCCCGTCAGCCTGCAGCCGGCCCCCTGCTTCGGCGCCTGGACCGCCTGGGCCAGTAGCACCTCCGCCCTGGTATCACACCCATCGTGATCCTCATCAGTCCAGTGCCTGAAAGCCTCCCGCTCATACCCTGCACGGTGCTCGGCCGCGCGCGGGATCATGCGGACGGCATCGGACAGCGGGATCCCGTTGCCGTCGGCTGGACTGGCGGCGGTGGTAGGGCTGCCGGGAGGCTCCGCATCGCCGCCATCATTACCGGCGCTGGCCTGACAACCGGCGAGCAACAGGAGCAGCCCGGCGGCAAGGATGAGGCGACGACCAGTCACAGGTGCTCCCTCGGTCGGATATCGGAACACCGTCATGCTCCCAGGCCTGTTGCGCGCAGACGCCCGAAGCGCCACGCTTGAAGGAGTCGCAACTACGTTCCACACGAAGGCTCCGCCACATTCCCCCGTCGGCGGGGCCTTCGCGCTGGCGCCTCTGGTCTAGACCTTGCGCCACACAGACACGTCAGCACCGTCGACCAGATCGAAGCCGGCCGCCTTCGCCACAGCCAGCCGGCGCGCCGAGTCCCACACGGTCACCTGCAGATGCGTCTGCCGCTCCTGCGGCGTTCCGATCGGCCAATCCGCAATCAGGTGCCCCCCGCGCTTCAGCACACGCGCAAGGTCGGTCACGATCCGCTCGACGCCAGCAAAGTCATGATGAATCAGGACAGCCCGCGAGATGACGACGTCAACCCTCCTCCGACCTACGATCCGGCCGAGATCGCTGCCGTCGGACCGTGCGCTCGGCACCTTGGCACCGATGTCCTCCGCACGGCGCTTCAGCGCGTCAAGCATGGTCTGAGAAGCGTCGACGGCCAGAACGTCGTACCCCATGCTGACGAGCGGGATCGCGAGCCGACCGTTCCCGCACCCGAAGTCGATAACCCTGGCCCCGGGCTTCGCGTACTGCCCAACCTGCTCGGCCTGCGACCAACCGAGATCCCAGAAATCTCGCGAGTCGGGGTCGAAGGGGTGAAGCAGCTTCTCGCCCGCGCCATCCCATGCCGCGACAACTTCCTCGAACTTCATCAGTCGGTCCTCATCTCGTGCTTGCCGCCGAACAGCTTCACAGCCGCCTTCGCCTCGTCCTCGGTCTTGTACCGGGCCACGGCCCCCCGGGGACTGATATGGGCCCACGGCAGTTTTCCGCTACGCGAGGCGACCCTCATCGGCGGCTTCGCGCCCTTCCGCACGCCCGATGACCTCGCGCCGCCCCCACACGATCCGCATGACGATCCCATCAGCGCTTACCTGCCTTCACCCGGTACTCGGACACGAGCCGGCACGCCCGGGCGCGTACCGCCGCGTTCTTCACCTCGGTCGACCGGCAGATCGACTCGGCCGCCTTCACGGCGGCAGCCCTCGAGTGCTGCGAGTCGGTGCCCTCGCCCTCGAGGAAGTCGGACAGGATTTGCAGGCACTTCGGCAGCTCGATTCCCGGCAGGGCAGCCGCCGTCAGGTCGTTCGCGCCCAGCTTCGCCACATCCGGCATGAGCGTCAGGGCTGCCTCAACGAGCTCGCGGTCGACGCCTTCGGGGAACCCGGCCTGCCCGTCGCCAGGCGTCGCCAGCTGCTCGCCCTCGGCCGGCGCAGCGGACGCGAGCACGTCGTCGGCCTCGTCCGGCTGGTCCGCGTCGTCCACTGGCGCGCCCTCGAGCAGCAGGTCAACCATCGCCAACATCTCGACGAGCTGCGCCCGGAACGCCGCCAGGTTGCTTACCTCGCCGCCGGCGATCGATGCGGCGAGCTGATACCCGCTCTTGCTGCGCTGCGGGTACCCGGGCTTGTTCACGCTCGTGACGGCGATCAGGTCGAGCGGCCCCCCGGGCTGCGTCTCCGACCAATGCCCCGACACCGGCGTCAGCCGCAGCCGCGTGAACTTGTCGGTGTCCCTCATCACCTGCGGCAGGACGGCCCCCGACATCCAAATACCCGTGTCGTCCTCGCCCACGATCACGGCCGCTGCGATCGCCTGCGGGTTGTCGTAGTGCGCGACCTGCTGATCGACAAACGGCGTCGCCGGCCCGTGCCCGATGTCCATCGTCAACAGACCCGGGTGAACCTGCGAGCCGTCGTCGAGGGTGAGCGTCACGTTCGCCTGATGGAAGTACGAGTAATCGCCTCCCCGCGGCACGGTCTGGCACTCCCCCTCGGCCGCGTAGCCGGCGTGACACATCGGCGCGCCGTCGATGTCGTCCCACGTGGCGACGTAGCCGGCGACACGACCCTCAGGCGAGATCAGCTCGGTCTGCGACCCGTCCGGCGGCATGAACCACTCGGCCCGCGGCTTCCACGGGCCGGCATCGTCTCCGCCCGGAAGGGCCTGCTGTGCGTCGTCGATCGCGGACGAGAGCGCGGACGCCATCACCTGCCGGCGCGCAGCAGCGGCGGCGCCCTGCTCGACCTCGTTCACGACCTGCTCCAGCGAGGCGACCACGGCGCGCGCCGACACGCCGGCCGGCATCGTCCGCAGGATCGCCGAGATCGCGAGGCTCGCCTCTGTCTCTCGGTCCCACGGCGCGACGATCGAATCGTCGTCGAAGTCCTTCGCCGCCTTCGCGTACAGCTCCCCGAGGGCCGACTTCACCTTGTCGACGTCGCCGGCAGGCAGGTCGAGGGGCGTGCGCGCGCCCTGCGCCGCAGCAGCGGCGGCCGTGACGCCGCCCCACACCAACTCGAGGTTCCCGTCGCTCACGCGGGCGACCGGCAGCTTCCAATCGGACGGGGGTCCGTCGGTGCGCCACACGTAGCCGCGCGCGAGCTTGTCCTCGTCGACCTCGCCGTTCTCGCCTGTCGCCCACTCGCGCAGGGCCTTCTTCGCCGCCGCGCCGTCCCACGCAGTGTCACGCGGCGCGAACGGCAGGTCGGTGTCGACGGACACTGCCGCCGTAAGAGTTGCGGTCATCGCCGCCCTTCCTTCCGTGATCAGGTACATCTCGCAGCGGCAGTTCAGGACTTCGCCGGCCGGCCCTCTCGGGTCACCGGGGTACATGAGCTCGGCGCCGCCGACTCGGAACGGTTCGTCAAGGCCGACGGCTTGCCCGTCCGCCTCGCGGTGCGAGGACCGAACCCGGTCGTCATGCCTCGAGCGCCACCGCTTGCGCGCCCCCGGGTTGGAATCGGTAGCGGACTGCATCGAGGCCACCTGCGCCTCGTGTCCGCCGATCAGGGCCGCGCGGCTGCGCCACGGCAGCGCGTCGTCGCCGGCGCCGGTCCAATCGATCGACGCGGCAGCATCGCCGTACTTCTGCTGCGCCGCCTTGATGTCGTCGATCAGCGACGACTGATCGACGAGCCGACCTCGGACGCCGTCGAGGAACGTCTCGAGCGCGCTTCCGTCGACGATCCGGGCGCCGGCGCGGTACAGGCGCTCGGACACCGGGATCACGTGCTCGTCGACCAGGCGGCGCCACACGCCCTGTCTGGGCCACCTGACGGCCGCGACCATCGTCGCCGTGATGACGGCGTCGTCGAACCACGCGGCAAGGGCCGCCTCGACCGCCTCGGTCATCTCGTTCTCGCCCTCGCGCGGGATCAGCGTCTCAGGCACAGCGCACGGCCTCGGTCGGCATGTGCTCGGGAAGGCGGTCGATGAGCGTCTCGGCCAGGAACTCGCGCGAGTGCGGCAACTGATTGTCGATCAGGTACTCGACATAGCTGGACACGAGCGGCACGAGTCGGGGCATCGTGTCCGCCCAACTCTCATAGGCGCCGCGCAGCATCTTCGCCTTCAGATCGGCCGTCACCGGCAATTTCGTGTGCAGGTCGATCGTCGCGACCTCAGCGAGATCGCCCCGCTCACTTCGCGGGATGTTCTTCACGAGCCGGTTGTTCGCCCGCTCCAAGACCCGCAGAACAGCGGACTCGATGGCCGCGAGGACGGTGTCCTCAACCGACGACAAAGACGCGGTCACCGGCCGCTCGGGCTCACCCGGGTCGCTGTTCTGCGGGGTCGGTGGGCCGCCTGCGTCCGGCGCGTCACCGGCCAGCATTTCGGCGCCGTCGGGCACAGGCGGTGTCGTGGCGGGTCGCGGCGCGAGCGGCGTGGCCGGCGGCTCGGTCGTCGTGTAGCCCGGAACCTCGATCCCGAGCGCGGGCAGAATCCACGGCGCCGCCGCCGGATCGGCGAAAAGTACTCGCTCGAGGATGATGCGCCGGCGTTCCTCGCCCTTCGGGATCACCGACTCGTCGAAGCCGACATGCAGGGCCCAAGCCTCGTCAGTCATCAGGCCCTGCGCCCGGGCGCGCTCGGCCGCCTCGGACCGGTCCGGCTTCACGGTCAGGTCGGTCAGGTTGGCCGCGATGACGAGGTCCGACCCGTCGACCCCGAGCTTCCGCCAACGGGGCCGCGCGTACCCGGTCGTCAGGGCCGACGTGATCACGTCCGTGCGTGGCTCGACTGACACGTTCACGGCTTGATCAATAATCACATAAGCGTTCCAATGGTTTGATTCGCCCAAACCTAGAATAATTTCAGGCGGAATCCCCATAGAGGTCGCCATGCGACGTAGGTACTGCTCAAGCTGTTCGACGGCCCGCTCGTCGAGCGGCGACATCATGTTGATCCATGAGTCCTTCGTCGGAAGGTCTTCCTTCGGACCAACGATGATCAGCGGCACGACCGTAGAGACGAGACCCCGGTCCGTCATCGGGGCAACCATGGCGTCTTCAAGGGCGCCGACAACGTCACGCGAGCGCACGGGGTTCGCGGTGCCCTCGGACGCCGGAATCTCGACCGAAAGCGTGTCGGCAAGCGGCAGGATGCCGTTACCAGCGAGCCGGCTCTCGCCGATCGCGGTCGTCCGCGCGGTCAGGGCGATGATCGTGCGCAGCACGGATTCCATCGCGACGACCGGAGAGTCCGCGCGCCACCCCTGCACGGGGTCCGGGTACCAAATGCGCAGCACTTCGCCCGTGGCCGGCAGCCACTCGGACGTGTCGACCTGCACCTCGACACGGTTCGCCATGGTGCGGATCTCGAGCGTCGAGGCGGCGTACCACACGTCGCCCTCTTCGGGGTCACGGTAGGGCACGAGGTACGTCTCGCCGGCGCCCTCGAGGTGCGTGACGATCCGTTTCAGCATGTCCGACTGACTCGGCCCGGTGCCGAACAGCTCGTCGAGAACAAGGTTTTCGCGCTCGCCGTCGACCTTCTTGAGACCGTCAGGGGTGCGGCGTGCCACGTACAGATCGGCGCGGCTGATCGCGTTCGCGAGCCATTCGATCCCGCTGCGCAGCTCAGGCACCTGCCGGTACAGGTCCCACGGCCGTGCGCCCTCGCCGCGCACGGGGATGACTCCGGCGACGCCGCGAGGGTCGAGCAGCGCGGATGCGGCAATGCGACGTAGCGGCTTCTTGCGGGTGGGCACAGGCTCGCTCCTAGTCGTCGAGCCAGGTGGCGAGCACCGGAGCTGCCCAGGCGATCGATCCCGCGGTGAGGGGCAGCGCCCACCATGTGACGCCGGTTATCCAGTGGGTGTACGCGGCGGTGGCGGTGGCGGTGTAGACGCCGGTGCACCAGACACAGCTGAGGGCGACCGCCGCGAACCTTGAACCCGGGCTTGTCTGGGCGTCGAGGACAGCCCGGAGAGGGGCCGTGATGGTGTCCCGCACCAGCAATCGATTCAGCCTTGCCGATGTCAAGAGCGCGCCGATGAAGAATACGAAGTTAGCCACCACGGATCGAATAGTACAGACGGAAGTCAATTCGCACCCGAAGGAGATGGGTCACGGGGTACCCCCCTCCTGACGTGGGGATGTTTCCCTGCTCACGGCCTTGTATGCCTAGGTCCCGGCGCACCCGCAATTAGACATGTGAATTCTCCACTGGACTGAATTCTATAAACGCGACTACTCTTCATTCATCAGCCGAACAGGCACTGCTGGCGCAAGGGCCGAGTGCCATCTGGCGCATGCAACCGTTCGCCGTTTGGTGCCGAGGGTCGGGCAACGGGTCAATTCCCATTGATCCGAAAGAGCCTCCTTATGACTCTCGATGACATCCTCGTCCAGCTCCGCGACGTCGACCCCGACCTCGGCGATGAAGAGCGCGCCTCCGCCCGCAAGCTCCTCCTCAACGAGGTGCTGTCCGCCTCCGACGTCGACCTTCCCGCCCTCACTGCCGCCGTCCACGAGAAGGGCCGCAACGTCGACCCGTCCTCGGGCGATATCACAGAGGAAGCACTCGAAGAGTTCGGCCTCCTCGCTGAGGTCGGCGACGCCATCAACAGCCGCGTAGCGAGCATCGAAGACCAGCGTCAGAGGGAGGCGCGGAGCGCGCACGCTGCCCGGCTCGCCGAGCGCATCGCCGCGACGAAGATCCTTGAGGACCCGCCGGCCGAGCCGGTCGCCGCATCCGCCGGCGTCGTTGCGCGGCGCGGGCGCAACGGCGGCGAGCTCGTCCATGCGGCCCGCCGTGAAACCGTCACCATGGTCGCCGCGAGCGACATGCCGGGCTTCTTCTCCGGCCAGTCCATCGGCGACATGGCGCAGCTCACGGCCGCAGTCATCAGCCGTGCTCGGTCCCTTTCCCGCTCGGGTTCGAGCCGACAGGTCCCTCTCGCCACCCTTCAGCGGCAGGCGCCTGAGACGCACGTGATCGGCGACGAGATGCGCGACTGGGGACGCCTCGTGTCAGCTGCCGACGAGCGCCGGCTTCCCGGCGGCAGCCTCGCTGCGAGCCTGTTGAAGCGGCAGCATCAGGTAACCGCATCAACACCAGTCCCCCCGGGTTCGGGCGGGTACGCATGGTGCGCGCCGATGGAGTTCCGCGACGAACCGTGTGAGGTCGAGGGCAGCCTTGACGCGCTGCTCGACATTCCGACGATCGTCACCACGCGCGGCGGCGTCATGTGGCCGCAGACCCCCGACTTCACCGACCTGTACCAGCCGTTCTGTTTCAGCGACCAGGACGTACATGGCGGCGGGTACGACATCGAAAAGCCGTGCGTGCAGCTTCCCTGCCCCGACGGGTGGGACGAGTGCCGCCTTCAGGGCTGCTCACTGTGCCTGGAGACTGGCATCCTTCAGGCCCGGATCGACCCCGCAAGCGTGCAGCGGGCGATCACCGAACTCACCATCGCCCACCAGCGCCACCTCAACAGGATGCGCATTCGGTCGATGGAAGACCAGATCAACGCCATCTCGGGCGCGCACGTCGACCTGACCAATTGGGGAAGCCACGGCCCCGGCCTCGTCGAGTCCCTGCTGTCGTTCGTCGAGCTTCAGGCCGAGCGGATGCGCACCCGTCGCCGCCTCGCCCTGGATACCACCCTCGAAGCCGTGTTCCCCCGGTACGCGCTCGGCGTCCTGCGGTCCGACCTGTCGAAGAAGAACGCCATCCAGGGCAGGTGGAGCATCGGCGAGCAGGACGTCATCACGTACCTGCTGAGCAGGGGAATCCGCCCCCAGTTCGTGTGGGACTGGCAGGACGAAGTCATCGGCGGCGACGCCGCGGTCACCGAGTGGCCCGACAAGATGACGTTCATGCTGTACAAGGCCGGTGCGTTCACCGCGATCGCCGGCCCCTCGGTGCAGCTCGAAATGATCCACGACAAGTCGCTGCTCCAGAAGAACCGCGAGATCCGCCTGTTCGCCGAGGACCTGTGGTGCGTCATCCACCGCTGCGGCCCAGTGGCGAGCTTCACGGTCCCGC